CCTTAACATTTTGCTGAACGTAAAATGTGCCAGGATATGTGAAAAGATATTCGTTTCCAGATTCGGCAGTAAATGTTTCCTGCTTCATGGTCTTGGAGTAATCCTTCTTTTTAGGTGCTACCTTTTTGCGAGTAGTAGTTTTTACCGCCACATTAGTTACTTGTGTTTCATTTTTTTCAGTCATAAGTAAATATCTCCTTTTTTATTTTGAATAATGGCCTGACACGGAGTTGAACCGTGCCAAGTCCCAAAAATTTAAGCAAAAAAATAGACTGCACCGGCAGCCTTACTCAAATTCTATTTATTTACCGGTGCTAAGCGTTTGCGTCGCCATCGTACTTGTAGTCAAAGACTTGTGTAGTCCAAGCACGAGTAGGCACGCTCTTACCGAACGGCGCGTCAGGTGCCTTCTGGATCATGCAATGGTCCCCACCAGTCTTCTCATCCCCATAAGCGATGTGAAAGCCAAACACTTCATCGGTGTTGTACAACTCACTAAGTAAGTTATTGGTTGGAGATCCCTGTTGCACGGTGGTTTGAATAGTCCCCATTGCGTCATACGTGACCGAAGCCGCTGCAGATGCTTGTGGGTCACTCATCGCGTCCACTTTATTGTTGGTTTTTTGCGGAGTAACCATGTCACCATCTTGGAAGTTCCGAAGGATTACGGTAGATCCATCGGCCCGCGTGATAGTAATAGAGACGTCCTTAGCCTTGTACAAGTTAAGCGTCCGTCCTTCACCAATATCAATTGAATTGCGACCAGTAAAGTCGTCAACTGCGTTTCCTACTGCCATTTACTTTTCCCCCTTTCTTAGACCCATTGTTGTTCATTACCGTGCACGTAAACCGTGTTGATAGCGCTAGATGGCGTATAGCCAAAAGTCGTGTCCTTCAAAACACGGCTAGCAATCGCAAAACGGCCTACTTCCTTTACGGAAGGAACGTGGGTTGAGTACATTGGCTTACCTGTATCAGGGTCGGTCGCAATAATCCCCGCATTGTAAGACAGGCTCATAGAGCTATCTAAGCTAGCGTCAATCATCCCTAAGCCAACCGAGTCAAACGGTGTCTTGCCAGCCGAGTTCAAGGTGTTCTGTAGGTTTCCTTCAACGGTTGCCTTGATTTGGTCGCGACCATGAACTTCGTCGATGTAATATCCAGCGGCATTCTTGTCGTCAGTTTGGTTGTCGTTGTTACCCTTGTGCACGTAGCAGATAAGTCCTAACTTTTCCAGCGCCAAGATATCACTAGCCGGAAGAGTCTCAGGCGTAACATTTGCCAAATCAGATACGAACTTCCACGATACTTGACCAATAGTCCCCTGTGCACCAGCAGCAGCTAAGGCCGCCGCATACAACTCATCCGTATCGGTATGGTAGAAGCACCATGTCCGGGAGTTAGCAGCGAACTCAGTTGCATCGTTCTTGTTATCTTCACCAAATTGCAAGAACAGAATGTGATAACCCTTAGCATCGTAGCCGCCGTGTTCGATCAGATTGGACAACGCTAAAGCATCATCCTTGTTATAGTCAGCTAAAATAGCAAATTCCCAGTTGTTGTAGAAGTAGTCAAAACCGGCCTTTGCAATGCCAGTGGTTGGCACGTCATCTCCCGGTTCATTGATGGTGACCGGAGTAGCCTTGATTGTAGCCCCGTCAGAGGTTGCGTCAGCCGTAACGCCAGATGGTGCTGGTGCTTGGGCCTTAACAGTCGAATCACCCGTGAAAGTCGTTACAGCTACCAATTCTGGTGCAGGGCTTTGAGCGAATTGCTGCTCAGCAATTTTGTAGACACTCGTGTCGGCCGGATAATCGGCTTCCACAGCGCCCAGATATGTATATTCCTTGTAGGATTCTTTGTCTCCCTTAACGAAAATGTTGGAATTTTTAAGTCCAATCGTCGTTTGAGGGTGTGTGATGTCGATGGTGACAAACACATCGGTAATTTTTGGAATTACTGGCAATTAAATCCCTCCTATTCTCATTTGTATTTATCTTTATCAGATAGATTGGCTCCATTGATGCCAATATCGCCAATTGTGTTTATTTTGTCTTTAAATGTATCTAGCAATCGAAGGCGTACGGTGAACTCAGTTCTACGTTCAACTTGAACCGTAATCACATTGTCTGAAGACTCAACCTCCCCTGTGTCGACCACACCAAAGTCGTTTTCATCCCCCAGGTAGTCCATGGACTGCGTTTCAAATAGTTTCCGTAGTTGGTTACCTAAGGTGTACGCCTCGTTGGCGCTTTGAGAGTGGCACATAAAGTCAATTTCAGCTTCAAACTCCTCTCGATCCACGTTATCCGTGATGTCGATGGGTATGTATGGTCGGACTTGGTACGTAAAAAACGGATATGGTGGCTGGGGGCCCATTCCGCCCTCGACAATGCAATCCATACCCGTTTCTTGCTTAATTAACTCGTTGATTTTAGCCATTAACGTCTTCCAGTCAAACGGTTTTTCCATTAGTCGTCACCGCCTCCAGATTGTAAATTGTGATACCGGCATAAGGCTGATAGTCGCTCTTTTTTGCCACTCGATAGGTGATTCCACGTTCAAGGTCTTTGACCTCTGTTTGGTCAGCTATTTTCGGTTGTTTTGAGTACCAGTCCATATCCCAAGCATCTAGCATTCCTCCCCGGTTGCCCGTGTAGTAAGTACCAGGGCTAGCGTTAGTTCCAGGCGGAAGTAATGGCTCGTTGACTTTGAGTGGAACGGCCTTATCAGCCACCCACTCACCAGATTCATCATAATGGCCGCCATCGTTGCCGCCTCCCATTTCAATTTCAAGCGGAATCCCCCAGCGGTCTATCATGTCGTCGAAGTCAAACATTAGTCATCACTCCTTTATTCAGTTGTCTCAGCGGCGATAGTCGCACCGTCAGCCGTTGGCGTTACCACCAGGTTAGTCGGAGCCGGTGCCTTCTGTTTTGGGACAGTCCATCCCGGAACATCCTTTGCATCAGATTCAGTCAAAGTGCCAGTTGGGTCAGTATGAGTAGCGACATAGTCGCCATCAGGCACAACCGTGCCAGGGGCCAATCCCTTGACGATAGCCTTAACGTCCGTATCAGTACCCGTTGCGATAACCGTTTTAAGGTCATCTTTCTTGTATACATTAAGAGTTAAAGAACTCGTATCTGCCATATTTTCACCTCCTCTCAAATTAATTTAGGAATAATTCGGTAGTCGATGGCGTCTCTCAGGGCACCAGTGTCGATTAGAGGGTCGTCGAAGCCCTTATTTGCCACAGTCAGCGGTGCGTTGTGTGGCACCTTGAAGCGCACAATTTCGGATTTCATTTGTTCGACAGCAATGTGTCCAATCATGTGAAGAGCCATCATGGCACTACCATCCCCGTTCATGAGTTTGGTAATCTGTTGGACAGCAAGTGTCTGCCAACGTCCCTCATGGCGGGTAATCGTCCGTTCCATGAACTTGCGAGCTGGAATACTAACTGACTTCTTCTTGACGTAGGTTCGTATCCCATCCTTCATGAGTGGAATTACGAGGTAAGGCACATTCTTAGCCCGGATGACTGCTCCGTCATTGTTGACTACAGCAATCATCTGTAAGAAGTCGTCATGAAGAACACCCACCTCAATCTGCATCGAGTTGAAGACATCAATTTCACGTTCGATTTTGTCTATGTAGTTGTATTCATCTTCACTCAATAAAAATGCACCTCGTTCTTACCGATGGGAGCTAACCCCCATGCTTTTAGCAAGTCGTTGTAGAGCTTCAAAAACATGTCAGAACCAAGACTAGACACGTCAAAAAAGCTCTCAGTGAGAGGGCCCATGGTCTGACTACTTTTGTTATTTCCTTGGCGCATAATCTGTGTACCGATATGCGCCGCCATCAACGCCCACCCATGTAGAATGACGTTTTCAGGCTGTTCAGGCAGACCGGACATGGCTACCACCGGTTGAGCTAAGTCAATCCAGCTCTGAATCACGTCCGGCTCTAGCTTGGCAAACTTCTGGTCCATCCCCTGTACAGTAGATACATCGATGGTCATCTAATCACCTACTTTACGAGAGCAAGCAGATCGGCCTTAGCAGTCACACCACTGTAGCTGATCCCCTGTGCGTCCAGGTAGGCCTTAATTTGGTCGATAGTGTTGGCAGAGGTTGGCTTGGCTGTACTGTCATCCCCTGCATTCGTATCAGCCCCGTTATCAGCCGATGGGGCTAAACTTTTGGGACAGTTGTACTAGCAGCTGGTGCAGTTGGTGTAGTTGCCAGTGGGTCTGTACCAGCCTTAGCGAACGCATCCAAAATATAAATACCGTCAATTTGTGGGAAGGAAGGCATTACTTCCTGAGACACATTGATCTTCTTGTTGACGGGGTCAGAATCAAGCATGGTAGTAATAGCCACACCGTTATCAACCAACGTCATATCCACATCAGAAGCGGCTGCTAAGTCAGCTTCTTCTGGGGTGGTAGACATAATGGTCTTCCCAAGTTCGCCATCTGGTAAGAAGATAACCCGGCCATCTGGAATCCATTTCTTTTTGGTCCCATCAATATCCATGTACCGCTTATCATAGATTTGTACGGTCAAGCCATAGTTAGTCACCAAAAAATTAAGCAATTCAGACTGCGGAATCGTCACGTTTGCCAGTTTCCCATTGTCATATAGCATGGTTGACTTAACATTTGTATCACTCATTAGTGCATTAAAAGTGGCTTTATTCATAACGGCACGCGTAATTACCTGATCCGAATCATCGCCTACTAAGTCACGAGCCTTTTGAATGTCTTCAAATGGTGTTGACCCGGTAGTGCCCCAAGCCTTGTCATTTACAACACGGTGAGAAGCTTTCATTTGGTAATCTGCTGTAATGGTTTGACCATTGCCGATGACGTTGATCTTACCAGTTTGGATAATTTGGTTCCGCATAATTTCACGTGTCAATTGTGCGCCCTTAAGCAATTCCATAGAGTCTTGGAAGATATGGTTATTAATCATATCTTTTTCAGCTTGTGTTGCGTTGGCACCTACTCGAAGTAATTGTTGCCGAATAGCTTCGTCAATGTAATAGCCTTCTTTGAAGTAACGAGTGTGATCGGACACACGGTCAAACCCACTTCGCTTCCGCATGATGGCAGGAACACCAAATGCAGATGGTGCCAGTGGTTTAGGAGCATTACTCATACCACGGTAGAAAACAAAATCAGAAGCAATTTGCTTAGAATTTGGCATCAACGTTTCCCAAAGATAAGGATCCATTTGCTGAGATAAAGTCGTCCAGTAAGACCCGATATTAGTTGAGTTGATGTCGTCAAAAATCGATTTATTCATTTATGTGTTTCCCTCCTTTACTTATTTCGGCTGATGAAGATGACTTTGCCGCCAATTGTTTTATCATGTAGAGCCTTCTCCATATCCTTAGAAATGGTCACGTTTTCTGGCAACCGCAGCCGATTAATGTATCCATTGTCGATAACGGTACCGTCGGCAGTGCCAGCGGTAACGTCAACAGGGAATTCGAGAATCCCTTGTACGGTGCCTTTAGTAGCGTCAGTTGCGACCGCCAGAATTGCGTTTTCGTCGTCTAACATTGATGTATCTCCCCCAACAGGCGTACCTGCTGGAATCACCTTGTGACCATTAGCATCAGCAATAACGCCAGTATCACTAATCAATGCACCGAACGCCACTTTTTCACGAATAAAGCCCAGAACTTGGTCCGGACTTACATAGTGTTCATACTTAGTCATTATTTATCCTCCTAGTTAGTTGTTTTGAAGTAAGGATCCTTTTTAGATCCACTTTGCTTGGCTAGTTGCGCGCCATAAGTACCCGTCTTACCACCTAATGGTTCACCACCAGCTTTGGGAGGATTACCCTTTAAAAATTCAGCCTTTACACCGGCAGAAATACGGGTCTTTAACCCGTTTAACCAGTCCATGTTAGCCTTCGTGCTATCAGCGTCCTCAGTTACAAGGTGGTCTAGGTCTTCATCTGTTAGGGTCATGTCGGCATCAGAAGCCATCTTACGGGCCGTTGCAGTCATCTCATACCGTGCCACTTGAGCTTTAGCCTCAGCAGCGGCCTTATTGGCCTTCTCAAGCTCGTAATCTTTCTTTTGACTAGCATTCATATCGGCGAGTTTCTTAGCTTCTTCGACCTTTGCTGCTTGCTCGGTCTGCCATTTAGCGAACTTTTTGTTGATGATTTCGTTCACCTGTTCATCGGTGTACTTAGGTTCATCGCCTTTTGGCTTGGGGCTTCCGCCTTGATTACCTTCACCTTGACCGCCAGAGTTGTCTTGGGCTTGTCCGTCTTGTGGACCATTACCACCAGTACCAGAACCATCACCACCTGAATCGTCTGGTTCAGCAAAGAATTGAAGGTTAAGCGGCATTAAATCGAACTTTTTCATGGGTAAAACTCCTTTCATCCATAGCTTTTAAAGTGAATCCATGCCTGCACTTTCCGTAGCTTTTTAAAACTTCCACGCCTGGTTTTGGGTACAAAAAAGGTCGATTCAACGGTAAATACCGAACAATCGACTCTTTGAAATTATTTATTTAGATCCACATATTGATAAATCAGCATTCCATAGGCTCCATTTGCTAGAAATA